CTCGGAGGAAGAGAGGTTCCAGAGGAGCTGGGCAATTTCTACAATGAAGCCTTCAGTGAGGCCAGAGCAGTATATGAGGACAACCAGGAGCAATTTGACGAAGTGGCTGAGAAGATGAGCAAGGCGATACAGCCAAAAACCAGAGAGGAACGATTGGAAGAGCACAGGCTCTCCATTATCAATCAAAGACCTGGAGGCATCCAGGCTGAGCCATCCGGATCCTTATTTTTCGCAGCTGTTACAGCCCTCCAGGCTGTGGATCCTGCACTCCGGCCACTGGCTCTGACCTATATGGAGCAGAATCTGGAGACTGACACTGACATCCTTCAGGTATTCACTGACCGTGTAAAATCCATTTTCAGAGAAGTGACCGGCCAGGGAGCCGGGCAGCTGGTCAATGCTGCAGCCTTCAACATGAATCTGATCATGGCTGGAAAGGACATCCAGATTGGACCCAATTTTATTGAGGATCCACAGAGCACACTTCAGGAACTTGGCAATCTGGGAGCATCCCAGACAGAGGCATTCTCTATCATTCCCTTTTACCGGACAGCCACACCGGAGCAGAAGGCCAAGCTGTATGATGCAGCTCAGAAGGCTGGGGATTTCGCCAAGACCATTGTGGATGTCCAGAACTTCATAACTGGCCGGGTTATGGAAGCCGATGACATTGAGAATAAGGTCCTCAAGGCCATGGCAGAGAAGATGATCTTCCCGGCTGTCCAGATGACCGCTGACATGGCCTACTATGTGGCAGCCTTCTCCTTAGGCAAAGGCATGGGAGTCAGAGCAGCTCCAATAGTCGGACTGAGTCAGAAGACTGCAGCCAGGCTAGCGGGACACACCGTGAGCACATTGGCCATGACTGCTCCACTAAAGGCAGAACACTTTGCAAAGCTCATCCAGGAAAATCCGGAGTTGGATCTGGGTGCTGCATATAACATTTCAGAGATCAGCGGATCCGTGGCATCTGTCCTGGAATCCTTTTCTCTTGGTTTGGTCACTTCCAGGCTTCCGGCTGTCGGTCGATTGGTCAAAAATTGGAGAGGTGGAGGTTTCAATTCAGCCTCACTCTCAGCCTTAAAGACAACAGCTGGCCTCCTGGGAGTTGAGACTCTTACTGAGATGGCTCAGGACTTCTCAGCTGATCTGACCAGGCAGGTTTTTGCTGCCTTTGATGAGGACATTCCTGGAGCAGACCTCTCAGAGAAGCTCAAGGATACTCTGAAGACAGCTCCGGACATCGCCATGGCTGTGCTGCCACTCGCTCTGATCGGTGGTGGAAATGCTCATGTGATGACCAAGAGCATCCAGAAAGGCTTCATCGCTCAGATGCAGGACGGATCCCTGGATCTCTTCCTGGGAACAGATGTGGTCGCTGACATCCTGGCAGAGCCAACCCTGGCGAAGCAGATCGCTGCTCTGAAACAGAGTGTGAATCTGAATGAGTTGGACTCCAAGATCCAGGAAGCACTGGAGAAAGGTGTGTCTGTAGAAGAATTTCTTGGGAAACATGCTGAGAACCTAGTCACTCAGAGGCCAGGCAACCTGGCTCAGCCTGTGGTCACTCCTATGAGGAATGAATCAGGTGAGGTGGATCAGTGGCAATTCCAGGATCCAAGCACTGATGCGGATCCGGAGCTATTCAACACTCAGGAGGATGCCATTGCCAGATCAGAGCAGTGGTATGATGACAACGGAGTCGAGAATTTCACACAACCATCTGACCAGGTGGAAATGAATCGGACCAGATCACAACCAATTGCGGGAGATTCAGTCCTGGGAGAAGTGGCTCAAGAGCTCACCTCTCCGGGACGGTCTGACAGGCAAGGTTCAGTACTCGGAAGAAATAGGCTCAATGCTGCCACTGTGATCGACACAGAGAAGCAGGAGGCCTTGGAAGTGACCATTGGAGGGAAGAAGGTCAGACTGGAGCCTACGGCACCTGTGAGCGGTCCTGAGGTCATTCAGAGCCTGACTGACATCCTGGTCACCATGGGACAGGGTGGAGCGATCAGAGCCAAGCACATCCATCCAGCGATGCAGGCTTATGGTTTCTTCAACCCGGACAATGAGATTATCCGGATCCAGACCTCCAACATGCTGCCAACTGCAGCTCATGAGGCTGGCCATGCTCTGGACCATGCGCTCTTCAGGAGAGGCGGGACCAGAATGCATATCTGGGAAAGGGACAAGAACATGCCAAGGAATGTGGTCGCTGAACTCATACCTCTGGGAAGAGACCTGTATGGAATAAGAAAGGAGCCTTTCAATAAGTATGGCTCAGAAGGCTTTGCTGAATTCTTCAGGCTATTCACTCAGGATCCTGACCAGGCTTTGAAGAAAGCTCCCAAGACCACCAAGTGGTTTCAGGAGGTGATTCACACTGTCCCAGAATTGGAGGCCAAGATCCAGGAGGCTCAGATTGCAGGCACAACCTTCTTCAGGCAGGGATCCAGGAAAAGAGCAGAAGCCACGATCGTCGAAACTCCAGGAGCTCTGCAGAGATGGACCAAATCCACCAAGAAAGGCCTGGCCAATTGGGAAAGAGACTTTGTCGACTCCGCTGTGGCTGTAGATAAATTCTGGAAGGAGGCTTTGAAGAAAGGAAACCTCTCCGAGGAGATGAATCCGATGCTCAGCCTATCCTCCAGGAGACTGACCGTGGATGCGATTGTTCAGCAGATGGCAGAGGCCTCCATGCTCGACTATGCTGGAAACAGAGTTGGTCGACCACTCAGTGAAACCTTCAGCCTGGTCCAGGGGAAAGTGACAGAGTTCATTGTCTTCCTCTATGCCAAGAGAACCATGGCACTGGCGACAGATCCAAGAGGATCCAGAGCTTCAGGTCTGGATGTGAAGGATGCTCAGAACATCATCGAAGAATTTACCCAGACTCCCAATTTCGAGCTGGCTGCTCAGAGGTTCTATGACTGGCACAACGGCGTCCTTGACTACGTGGCTCAGGCTGCTCCATCGATGCTGGAAGGTGTGGAGAAGATCCGTGAGGTGGATCCGGGCTTCTATCTTCCATTGCAACGTGAATTCGAGACTGTGACCAAGGCCATTGGTGGTGGAACAGGAATCACCGGAAAGGACATCGTTAAAAAGCTGAGAGGCTCCACCAGGAGGATCAAGGATCCGGTGGAGAGCTCCCTGGCTCAGGCCAAGAAGATGGTCCTCAAAGCTGACCAGGTGAGAATTGTGGAGCAGATAATCAAACTTGCATCCACAGTTCCTGGACTGGGATCGCTGGCAGTCAAGGTTCCAAGGGACATGATTGTCAGTGGAAAGATCCGAGTGGATGAAATGATCCAGAAGACCTGGAGTATGGTCGAAAGCTTTATGGAGGCCAATGGAGTGGACACAGACCTGGCTCAGGAGGTGATTGATGACGCTGTGGAAGCAGCTGAAGGAATGATGCATATTGTATTTGCTCCAGCCATCATGCCTGGGAGCCAGAATGAGACTCCAGTGATGCCGATCTTTCGACAAGGTAAAGTCCAATGGTGGGAGCTGGATCCCGACCTGTGGGAAGCTCTCAATGGTATGGACAAACAGAGCCTTGGTCTGGTGGGAGATCTCTTCTTCACAAAACCTGCTCAGGCCTTCCGACTTGGAACGACTGGCCTCAATGCTGGATTTTCCATCATCAGCAATCCTCTTAGGGATTTTTCAGTACTCCACAAAAACAGCCAGGCTCAGGCCAATACTGGCAGACTATTTCTAGAGTGGATGAGACAGGTCACGCAGCTCCTTTTCAATGCTGTGTCAGGTGGTAGATACTCCACTGAGTGGATCAATATGTTTGACCGGATGGGAGTGAAGATGGCTCAGCCTCTCCAACAGGATGGCCTCTCCCTGAGAAGATCAGCTGCAGTGGTCAAGATGGGTGGCAAACGATTCACTCGTGAAACCAAGTGGAAGACCATCAAGGCTCTACCTGGTAACTCTCTGGATGTGGCCAAACAGCTCTTACAATTTACCGAGTCAGCTGCCAGGTTGACTGAGATCAAGCTCCTGGCTCAAGAGCAAGGGATTGATCCAGCAGCGCCAATCGATACTCACCAGGTGGACTATCTCAGGCTGGCCGGAAAGAGAGTGACCACTGACTTCACCAGGTCAGGCCGAATTGCCAGGAAGATCAACATGGCAGTCCCTTTCTTTAATGCAGCCATCCAAGGACCGAAGGCTCACATCGAAGCAGCCAAGCGCAATCCAATCAAGTTTGCCTGGAGAGGAATGCAGGCCAGTGCTCTGGCTCTGATTGCCTGGTGGCTCCACAAGGATGAGGAATGGTGGCTGGAGATGGATGAAGATGAGAGATACCTTTACACCTACATTCAGGTGGGCGATGAGCTTATCCGGATCCCAAGAGCTTTTGAGGCAGATGGACTGTTCATGGCTGGAGCAGAAGCCATGGCCGATGCCTGGTATCAGAAGGATCCAGCAACTGCAGGACGATGGTTCAGAGAATGGCTCAGCCAGCTGGGACCAGTGGACCTCACTTTCTCCAGAGGACTGCAAGGCACGATCAATGACATCCTTCCAGTACTTCCTGGCCTGGCTCAGGAGATTGCTGCTGAGAGAGACTTCTTCTTTGACACTCCCATCATTCCAAGATCCCAAGAGGACCTATTTGCAGAGGAGCAATTTTCACCATTCACAACCACCCTATCCATCGAACTTGGCAAATTGATCAAGGTGAGTCCCAGAAAGCTGGACTTCGCCATCCGCTCAGTAGGAGGTGGAGTGGCCTTGGATGTGGTAGCACTCCTGGGAAGAGGAGAGCTTGGCGGAGAGGATGCCATTAAAGCAGATTGGCAGCCTGCCGACATCCCAGCTTTTGGCAGGCTCTTCCAACGTGACGGGCAACCATTCTCACCCAAATCGATCGACAAGCTTTATGATCAGTATGGTGAGGCCATCAAAATCCAGAGATCAGACCGACAAGAGGAGACTCCAGAGCAGAGAGCAAATAGGCTGATTCTCACTGATGCGGTCAGATACCTGTCTGGACTCAGGCAACTTGCCAACAGATCCAAGAAGAGAGAAGTCCGCAACCTGATTGAGTCCAATATGATTGAATACTCTAAACACGCCACCGACAAAACAGCAACCAGAGGCCAGCTGAAAGCCATGGTCAAAAAATTCGAGAAGGAGCAAGAAAACAAATGAGCACATCACCCGACACCCACATTGCAGGTCCTTACGTCCTGACTGGATCAGGCCAGACACTGTCAGTCCCTTTCTTTTTTCTGAAGGACTCCCACCTCCTGGTCAAATCCCTGGATTCAGTGAATGACAGTTCTGAAGCCATCCTGGCGAATCCTGCAGATTACACAGTCACTGGAGCTGGAAATGAACTTGGTGGATCCATCACTATGGTCGCCGGAGTCTCAGGCCAGATCGTTGTCATCACCAGGCTGGTTCCAATCACTCAGATTGTGGACTACATTGAAGGAGACGGCTTCCCGGCTGCCACTCATGAGCAGGCACTGGACAAGCTCACCATGATCAATGGAATGATTGCTGAGAATTTGGCCAGGTGTATTCAGTTTCCAGTCACAAGCCAGTCAGTTGGACAGGCTCTTCCTCCAAAGGCAGCGACTCTAAACAAAGGATTTCTGATTGATTCAGCCGGAAACCTTACGCTGATCGACCTTGATGATTTAATCACCAGCCTCTCTTCCGGATCCAGGACCTACAGTGTGGCGGCTGCATCTTCAGTGAGCCCAGCAATCACAGTGTTTGTGCCGACTAATACTTCGATCCAGTTGGAGCTTCATGCAATAACTGAACTGGGTTACTATAGAATGCAGCGTTACTTTGTCATTAATGTCGCTGCTGATTCAACTCTAGTTCTTAATCTTATACGTGACTTCGACTCAGGAAAAAATGGAACAGAAAAAGTGGGTCTTAATGTGGGGCCATTAGGGAAGGATCTAAATGTCACTCTTGATGGATCTTTACTTACTTCGACTCAAAACGTTACATTGAAAATTCTTATTACAGATATTAAGGCCACTTCTCCTGCATCCTTCATCTTCTTACCATGAAAAAATTACTACTATATCTAAGTTTAATTCCACTCTTGGTCTTTGGTCAGAACACCACTGAGACCTGGCCCAACACCACCCTGATCGTTAAGAACGTCACAGTGACCGGGACCATATCCGGATTCGCTGAACTTGAGTTTGAGTCTGTAGCCCAGATGAAAGCCTTTGACTTCTCGCAGACCACGGATGGGGCAAGGATTAGTTGCAATGGTTACACGGTGGCAAATGATCAAAAATTCGGACCTGACGTATTTTGGGATTCAACTAGTTCGACAAGCGACAATGGGGTTACTGTATTTGATCCCGCAACAGCAGGGAATGGGAGACTAATCCGAATCTTCAATGGCCCTATTAATGTCCTCTGGGGAGGGGCAGCCGGTTCAGGAACGGTAGATGACCTAGCTGAAATTCTAGCGGTCATAGCAATCGGTAAGCCTGTTTATTTTCCAACAGGAAACTACTTGGTCACTGATGCTATTACGCCTCAAAGTGCTCAAAGATTATTTGGAGATGACAGGACCAAGAGTGTGATTGATGTTGACGAAGGAACGGTAAGCGGTGGACCCGCTTTCAACATGGCAGCCAACGGAGTGATAATCAGCCCCGCATCAGAACCAGGAGTTTACATCCATGACCTCGGTGTGGAGTTTGTCCAGCCAAGTGGAAGCGGAGAGGTTCGAGCGAATATGCACCAATACCCACCAGCCATTTACGCAGTCGCGAGTCCGAGAACGATAGTTGATAATTTTAGAGTTACAAGAGGTTGGGATGGATTAGAAGTTACCGGTAATTCTGGTGGAACTCATATTGGGAGGGTCGAACTAGGTTGTTTTAATGTGAATATAAACATCGATGCATCCCTTGATTTCATGCATGGAGAGTCTTGGCACATTTGGCCATTTGGTAGCCCAACAGGAGATCTGTTGGATATATGGCAGGACGGTGGCACTAAGGGCGTTGTTTTAGGAGACATCGATGGCCTTTCAGTGGATAAGATTGCTTGTTTCTCAGCTACTGTAGAACTTGCTGGGGTCTCAAGCGTATTGCCTCTTAACATTGGGACACTCCAATTAGATGGATCTAATAGCGAGTTGGTTGTAACCAGTGGAGGGGTTCTGATTTCGAATCTTTATTCAACCAAGAGCACCACGGAGACCGTATCCAGTATTTTGGTATCCGGTGGGAGAGTAGATATTTCTAACGCACACATTGAAGGTGCCGAGGTAGGCTATCAGATCGAAGTTACCGGAGGTAGGTTATCAATTAATGGAGGTGAAATCTACCAGAACCGAACAGATCAAGTTAGTACAAGCGTTTCAGCGGGCCAGTTATCACTGACAAACATGACTTTCAGGTGGCCTAACTCAGCCAGGACAGAACCTTTGATTGAGCAAAGTGGAACGGGTGTTTTGATCGTTTCGGATTGCAGACCAGATCATTACACAACTGCAACGGAGTTAATTGATGCAACGACTGATGTGCTGGGTAATTGGGTAGATGCGGTATCCCTAGAACCCCACACCCTTACCTTGCCGGCTACTTTAACCACGGGGAAATACTTTAGTTTAGATACTTGGACTGCATCTATGACTTGCTCAACGCCAGGGGATTTATCAGTTGCTTATGGAACAAGAACCGGGTTCATAAAATTGGATGGGGATTTCTACGACTTCCATTTAAGGATTCTATTTACCCCAACCTTTACAACTGCCTCAGGGTCAATTAATTTTACGGGATTTACTATAGTCCCTGCAACTGCAAGTGAATTCCCCGTTGGTATGATTGCTAAGGTAAATCTTAATGCTAATTTTACTGCATTCGCGCTCAAGAATAGTGCTTCCGGACTGGTCTTGCAAACCTATGGAGACAATCAGGCCCTAACAAATGTCGCCATGACCGATTTGGTCTCGGGAGTTGAGGTTTCTTTATTAGTAACCGGAAGAGGTAAAATTTAATGAAAAACTTACTCTTATTATTTCTACTCATTCCACTGTTTGCATTATCACAAACGGTTCCACCGCCTATCGACAATGATCCCGGTGAGGATGAGGACACTGACAGCAGAACAGGCGAGGACATCACAACGTTTACGCTTACGATTGATGGAAATCTTACAGTCACCAACTTGACGATCACAGGAAACGTAGTCTTCCCGCCTCCTTCAGCCGTGCCCGATCCGGACCCAATACCAGGCCCCAACCCGATCCCACCAGCTGAGCCTCCGGTCAATGAGAATCCAGTTGCAAAGTTCACCTTCACTCCTGCATCAGGGGATGTGTCCTTGCTGGTCAACTACGATGCTAATACTTCGACAGACGACGGATCGATTTCATCTTATGCATGGGTCTTTGGAGATGGTAACACCGGAACAGGAGTAACACCGAGCCACACCTACACAGTGGCAGGTAACTACGATATAGTTTTAACGGTCACCGACAACGATGGAGCAACTAGCTCAACTCAGCCAAATGCTAATACGGTCCAAGTTTTCACAGTAGCCGCTCCACTTCCTGAATACGACATCACAACCGCAGAGGTGGGCCACAGACACGCCTTCCTGACGTGGACGGACACCGAGACGTGGAACAAGCCGTGGATCATCCAAAGATCCACCACAGCCTCCTTTACGGATCCCACGGACATGACTGGCAACCAGGACGATGACAACACTGGCGCTGGGACCTTCCGATTCCTCGGGATCAATGCGAATAATTACGTGGACATCGATGACCTGGCAGAAGGAACGAAGTACTTTTACCGGGTAGGAGTTGTGACCAATTTGTCAGATCACTACCAGAACGCAGCAACTCCCACCTTTGGCACCTGGCTCTATGGTGAGGCAACGACCACGACCCTGGCTGCAGGACTCAAGCTCACCTACCTTATCACAGATGGAGCCTATGCAGGCGGAGCGGTGGCAGACGACGGTCTCAATGACTGGCCAGCGATCGACGCAGCTCTGACGGCAGCACAAGCCGCTGGAGGTGGCATCATAAGCTTTCCGGCTGGTGTTTGGGACGTGTGGCCTACTGACGCTGACGTGGACATTGTAGGGGGCTTCCCAGAGATCGAGAGCGGAGAAAGTATCACTGGCCACCTGTTCCAGATCACATCCGACAACATCACCTTTCTGGGGGCTGCGAGCGGTGGAGTTCCAACATCTTTTGTGAATCTTTTTCTGTGGGGCAAAGAGCCAGCGACCAAATACCTGAACGTCCTGACCGGAGTAAGTGGATCAGCGGTCATCGACATCAAGCGTTATTTCGTATTCCTCATGAATGATGCTGAAGACTTCACCGTGAAGAATCTCGATATTAATATGGGTGCTGTGCCGGTGGATACTGGCAAGGCGTTTCAAACACTGGACGATAAGCGTTTAAGGTGGGATGTATCGCACAAACTCTTTGCATCCTTTGACACATTCAGGTTCAAGAACGTCGTGTTCGATACGGTTAACAGTAAGAATTGCCGAGGGGAAGTCATTTACAATGGTGGCGGATCCGAGAAGATCCTCCTCAAAAACTGTGAGTTTAGGCAGTCCAACAGCTCCACAATCTCCGGAAGCTTTGATCTTGAGATGGTAGATGTCTTGATTGCTGACAGTGCCAATGCGGCATTAGAGAGTAACCTACGCAGTGACAGGATCAGTTTCTTTACAAGTGGACTCTACAAGCAGAACCATGTTGTCAGAGGATGCACCTTCATTGGACTGGATCAGTCTGCCAGCGGCGTCATGAAGGGCCTGTCTGGCCTGAAGAACTTCGCAGGATGGTTGTGCTTCAACGAGGAACTGACTTATCAGACAGTGACAGATTCCACCTTCGCAGACTTTATTTATGTATCCTTTGGCCCTTGGTATGAGTATCGGAACGGGTTCAGGTTCAATTGCACATTTGGAGATTTCCCTACCTCAGCCGCAAGTCATATGTTCTATACGTTTACTTCGGCTAAGGCAGCCTACACCTTGGACGGTGGCATGTCTGAGATCCTCTGGCTCGGAGACACCATCAATCTTACAATGGCCTGGCCTAATCACCAACCGTTCTTTTACTCACAGGTGGGAGCAGCGGCACAGGGGAACCAATCCCCGTGGACCTGGGAAGCTGTAAAGTTCAACTCGGTAGGCGGAAGCTACAAGATCAATAGATTGTGGGTCGATACCTGGGGACAGAACGGAACCCCAACAGCAGGCAGACAGAACGTTCTCTGGAAGGATTGGACTACCGACTCAGGAATAACCTTCGACACCAACAAATTTCAGTTCCTAGGAGGAGATGATCACATTTCACCAACCTTTGAAAACTTCCTTCAATAATTCAACCCACCCGACACATGAAAAAATATCTATCACTTATCTTTGCAGCCTGCCTGGCTGTTACCTCCATTGCTCAAGCTGCCAATGCATTCAACATCACTGACAATGGGACCTTCCCTGTGGATCTCTTTGGAATTACGACCATGGATTATTTTGATGTCGCTGAAGGAAAGAAATATGCCATCAGTATCAAAGGATCTGCCTTTGACTCTGGCTCCATCGATGTCCAGGAGGCCTATGTGGATGAAGTCACCGGAGGAGAAGTCTGGGGATCCATTGCTGGGAAAAGCGCCATCACTGTAGCTGAAGACTTTCAATTTGTGGCCATTGGAAACAAAATACGTTTTGTGGTGACACTTGTGGCAGGATCTGCAGCTGACATCGATGTCCTTGGCCCATCACCTGTTGTTCCCTAAGTCATGAAAAAGCTAATATTATTTTTTGGTCTTCTACTCCTTATGGGAGCTTCCTTCCTTTATGCTCAGAGGACAGAGAACCGAACCACTTCAAGAGTTGAGTCAAGGACCACTTCAAGAACCGCTTCATACGCCGCCGCTGACTTTGGGCTTGGTTACTACAGCCCGGACGATAAACTTTATTTCAACACATCTGGAACCGCATACTACGCATCGCCATGAAAAAGCTACTACTCATTTTACTATTCATTTCCGTGTCTCTGCAGGGCCACGTTAAGCTTGAACCGCATACTCATGTTTCTCAGAGGATGAAGGAATTCATTGAGGAAACTGACGCTACTGTCACAGCTGACTCACCCTTGGAGATATTTCAGACCTGGAACAACGCCGGGGTTGCATTTACTGCGGTGAAGATCGATGGCACTTCGACTTTGGCTGCGGCTGGCTCGAAGTGGTTTGATATTTGGAATGACGGGGCGAGTGTGTTTTCGGTGGGGGAGACGGGGCAATTGCTTGTTTCAGATGGAACTGCGGCTAATGTGGCTATTGCGTTTAATCAAGATGTAAACACCGGGTTTCATTCTAATGTAGACGGGAGAATAACTGCGGCTCTTGCAGGAACTGATGCTTTTACATTAACAAGCAATTTCGGGGGAGATGCTCTTTTCCGAATCAACAGTGGTTATGCCCTTGCTTGGTCTAGCGGGTCTTCTACGGGCGGAACCACAGACCTTATCCTTAACCGCGTCGCCGCCGACACCCTGGGCCTATACCGCGACGGCTTCGCCCAGACCCTGCAAGTCTACTCCGACCTAGGTGACCCGGCAGGCAACTACGAGCGCGGTAGTTTTGCCATGAGCACGGACGGGGATCTAACTATTTCGACCGAAAATGGGGCAGGTGGAACTACAGGAATTATCCTTTTAGATGCAACTGCTCAGGACATTAGAATACTGACGAATGGAACCTTGAGATATAGGTTTTTAAATTCCACGTTTTTTCCCGTAACAACGGGATTAGATTTGGGGACAAGTAGTGATCCTTGGGATAATCTCTTCCTCGGCACCTCCCTCGACATTAAAGCAGCCGCAGGAAGTAACGCATTAGCAAAATTGAACACCGCCGAACTGACCATCGTCGATGGTGACAAACTCGGCCAGATTGACTTCGCCGCGCCGGATGATTCTGCCGGTGGTGACGCGAATTTAGTAGCGGCGAGTATCTGGGCCGAAGCGGACGATACCTTCTCGGCCATCCTCAACGACACCGACCTGGTGTTTGCAACAGGTCTGAGTGAAACCGCATTTGAGAAGATGCGTCTTACGGGTGCTGGGCAGCTACAATTGAACACCGCCCACACCACAGGAACTTTACACAATTTCTCAATGATTCCCACAGGTGTTTTAATTGAGGAGGCTGTCTGGCATGGACTCCACATAGACGGTGCTGCTCTTGATCCTTCAGGCACAGGTGCCGAAATCTCCGGCATTGAAGTAGACCTTTCGGGGGTTTCGCAGACCAATGACCCGGTTATGCATGGAATTGAGATAAATATGCCAATTGGCAAAGACGCAATTCACGTCCATGAAGGCCAGTCAGTTTTTAATAATACCCCTACCTCAACAGCGACTTCTGAGTTTACTGCTCTTGATGTGCGTGTGGATACTATAAATCTTGCTGCGACGAGTGCATGGGCGGCTTTGAGTGTTACCGCTGTTGGTGCGTCTTCAGGTTCAGTCGATGCAGTAATCGTTAAAAATGAAGCAGGAGCAATTAGGCAAGAGGTTGCTGGTTTCGCTATTCCTTCTCAAACCGAGTTCGCCGGTCGGAAAATAACCGGTGGAACTGTCTGGGCTGACGGTGTTGACGGAGTGGAAATATTTGTTGTAGACGATGATGAAGTTTATATCGGGGCTGCTGCTCAGTTCTCCCAGATCGAAGTTATCATGGGAACACCAGCCACAAAAGACGTTGTTCCAACTTTCTGGTATAACACAGCAGCCGATACATGGACCCAATTCTTCCCCGTTGATTCGACTTCAGGCTTCCAAACTTCATCTCTTATCACATGGGTTCCGAGTTCAATTTCCGGTTTGTGGACGAACAACGGAGATCCAGGCGGTGCGGATACAACGGCGGGCTATTGGATTAAAATAATCAGAACTCGCAACGCTGACCCTGGCACGCCTACGCCCACTACGATGAAATATAGTGGGGTAATCACCCACAGCTGGAATAGTGACGGGGACATTGCTGTTAGGTCCTTATCTACTGTAGATTCCGCATCAACTCTTGCAGCTGCGGCAACTGTCATCGCGGTAACCAGTAACTTTGCCACTATAACTGGAGATGGTGGAGCCAATACGATCGCTACGATCACAGGTGGTCGAGTGGGGATGCTTTTAAATCTGCTTTTTGTCGATGCTCTAGTAACTATAACAGACGATAACACCCATGCCACTGACTCAGTGGATCTTAATGCAGCTTTCACTTCTGCAGATGACACAGTTTTGCAACTTATCCATAATGGAACAAGTTGGTATGAAGCCGGAAGCCGCTCAGTGAATTAATCTTATGAAAAAACTAATCACATTATTCCTTCTGGCCTCGTTGGTCAGCTTATCAGCCATCGACTTCACTGTCGATTTTACCGGATCGCCTGACGAGTTCGACGTTCGCGCAGCAAAACTCAAAATTGCAACTCTGAATGCTGAACGTGCTGCCGAAGAGCCGCCACTATCACCGCTTCCTGACGGGACCAACGCGGAGATCAAGGCGAGCTATAATAATTATATGGCTGGACTCGTTGACAGTGCCCATGCGAGTCACATTCGTGATGCTCAACAAGCGACTCTTGAAGAGTATAAGGTATTACTTAAGACCGCAAGCAACGCACAGATCGCGTCAGCCAAAGCTGACTTAACCCCATGATCCCATGATTGATTCACTAATCATTGCAGCTCAGACAGTAGTTGAACACGCTGACCACATCGGCACGGAGGGTGCTGAGGAGGTTCAGGCGTGGCTAGAATCTTGGATCGATTGGGCGGGAAGGATGACACAGAAGCCATTCATCTCTTTCCTTATAGGGAATGGAACGGGCGGTATTTTGGCTGCGCATGGATCGAAGAAGGTTCGGGGGCTCTATGGGAAGGGATACGACAAAGCTAAACACTTAATTCCACACAAAAATAATGAAAACTAGACTTACAATTATCTGTGCACTGGCCTTCCTCCTGGCTGGCTGTGAATCAATAAAAGACCAGGTGCAAACCGTCATCGAACTCACCTCTAAGGTTGGGAACGTGAAGTATCACCGGTCCGGCCTCTGGACGGAAGCAGACCTCACCATTGAGAGGCAGATGGACGGAAGCCGCACAGCCTACTTTAAAGAAGCTGTGAAGGTTCCTGGTGGTCCTAGCATATCAATTACCATAGAAGGCATCAGGCTCGATCCATGAAGGATGAAATAACAATCATTTTAAATGGGATCATGACTCAGAGCGAGGATCCGGCAGGCTGGGTGGATGTGGCATCCAGATACCTTCGCACAGAGCATCATGTGTTCTGTGAGAAACTTGAATACACCACCGGCTTCCTTTTCACTAGAGCTGCATTCCATAAAACGAGAGTCGAAAATCTACATGTATTCATAAATTATTATATCAGGAAGAAATGGAAAGTTAATCTAATTGGCCATTCCTATGGGTGTCATATAATTACAGATTCAATTAAGGGCTATTCGGCTGGAGGAATCGGTGATGTATCTTTGATTGCAGGTGCTACCGAAAAAGACTTTGGGAAAAACGGACTCAATGAGGCTTTGCAAAATGAAATAGTGGATAAGGTAATGATCTTCAAGAGTGATGGCGATAAGGTTCTCAGAAAGGCAGCTGGCCTATCTCAGAAGCTCTTTGGATGGATAGGCAAGGGAAGGCTCTCGTATGGTCAGCTAGGCCTTTACGGACCTAAGAACGTAGCTGATGACGTTAGGGACAAGGTTCGGGTCATTGACAGCCAGGAGTTGTTTGGATTCAACGTTGACCATTCAGGATGGGTCAAAAATAATGAACTTCAAAAGACAATGAATTTCATCTTCTCCCCATGAACCTTGATCCTGAAGCTACCATGTTTTTGGTTTCGATCCTTCAGGTCCTGATCTTGGCCCTGGGTGGTTGGACCTTATTGACTACGATCAAGACCAAGGAGAGAGTGATAGTACTGGAGACACAGATGAACACTGTGGTGAAGAACCACGGAGAAAGACTGAGGGACCTGGAGTCATCGTAGTTCCTCAGTGGAAAAGAGATGGCACACGGCCAGACCTTCAGTGACGGTCTCGATCAGGTAGGTGTCCTGATACATGACTCCCTCATGAGGATACTGATGCCAATAGGACTGGATTTCCTTTTCAGCAAACTCTACGGGAATGGGTGGAGCTGAACGGGATTCACCATCCAGCTTCCCACCTACAAAGAAGAATTTTTCAATCGGGTCGTTTGCCATCATCCCTATCAAAAGGGATCTGCTCTGGCGGGTCAATTTCTTCTGGTTCAAAATGCTTCTTAACTACCTTCAGTGCTTCGTTCTGAGCATCTCTCCACTCCTGGTCCTGTTTCTCCAGGCGCTTTACATCCATTGAGATCAGGGTCACTAAAATCAGAAGCAAGACGAATGCAGTCAGTATAGTCACTGTGATTACCATTGCTATGGACATGGAACCTCCTTCCACGCCCACTCAGCCAGCCAGATGGCGTCCACCTCATCGTCAGTGGGATTGACGACTGTCGCACTGGCAAAATCCTTGTTCTTCACTGAAGCATACCAGGCCTTTCTCATCTGAAGCTTAGTGGCCTTCCCTGATCCAGTTGCCCATTTCTTCAGGCTGGATGGATAGGTCTCATGGATCGGCAAGTCATAGTATCCACAGACTCCATACACCACTCCTCTGAATCCCATCAGGAGCATCATCGAAAAGCGACCAGTGCCACCTCCAGGGACCTCATAGGAGATCTCTGTTGGTTTATACTCCTTGATCATCGCCCTAAGCCAGATATGCATCTGCCAGAATCGATCACCAGGATGTGAGGCCAGCCTTCCTTTAGTGGGAGCTGCTTTCATTGGTTTGGTGAATGACTTGTGTCCATAGGCCAGAGTGGTCTCAGTCTTCAGACACCAGCCAGTTGTCTCAGCCACATCAAGGGCCAGGATGATTCGTTCACTCTGCTCCATCTGGATCCTCCTTCCTGTCAATGATCTCAGCATGGCGCTCAGCCATCTCCTCTGCCATGTTCAGGATCTCTGGAGGAAATCCCATCTTCTCCATTTCCCTTCTCATTTCTCTGACAATGCCTCTCTCAGCTGCATCCAGAGCAGATAGTTGATCCTGAGGATCTCCTCTTCCAGTTATGTGAATGTTTTTGATTGCTCCAGGCTTCCCATCTTTCGAGTAGACTATCAGACTGAAGTCCTGAGCCTCCGGAATGATTTTCTGCATTGTCTCCAGTAGCAGCTTGGTTGCCTTCAGCATCTCCTGGTTCTCTTCGCTTTCATTGGTTATTGTTACCTTATCCTTTTCCATAGTATTCTCCTTTGATTTTGAGTTTTGCTTCGTTCCAGTCCTCACATGGTTTCACATGAGCCAGGACCATTGAGACCTTACACAGCCTCCCAGATCTTCCTTTGATTGTAAGCCAGAAGTCAGGAATGTGACCGGGCTCAAGATATTCTTTCCACTGAAATGATTGGACCACTCCTGCCACCAGTTTGATAGGATTGTCCGGATGGTGAAAGGTGACAATGGATCCACGGTAGTTGGCCTTACACCATTTCAGCCTTCCTGCTGCAATGGCCTCCTGGCACTCCTTAATTTGATCTCTGGCCATGGCTCACCTCCTTCAGAATGTAATCGATCGAATAGCGCCGACAGATCACATTGTGCCTGCAGGTGGTCCGAAGTGGATTGATGTCGTTTGGAGTCCCATACCAGACAGGCCTCACGTTCCTGGACAGATGCTCCATTTCCTCATGGCTTACGATCTTATCCTCACCGATGCCAAGTTGAGCCTTCATGTTTCTCCAGCAATTGGTCTCGAAGTCTTTGCAGCTGCATCGACCATTGCCATGGTATGAAGTCAGATCCACCAGGTGAGGCTCAGTCCTGGACTGCCAGCTCTCCACGTAGTAGCGGAAGGCCTCACCTGGGATCACCTTCACTTTCACTGTTCCGCTATTTTTGCTCATGGTTGCATATCCTCCTTAATGTATTGTGGCAGCTCATCCCATCCAAAGTATTTGCCATCTGCTATCCTCTTGACTCCGTTGCCATCACCTTCCCAATCGTCATACCTGATAAGGAAGGTGGTCTGCCAGGAAGGTGGCGCAAGTAGCTTCTTCTTGGGAGTTGTGACCACATTGTATTTTCGATCTCCGATCCACTCCTTGGGATCGTCGTCATAGGATCCAGCGTTAAACCAGGAGGCTGGATGCGGAACGATGTCTCTCCCTCCGGATCCGCTGAACCTCCAATCCATTGACCAGGTGGCCACTGCCTTGGCATATGCCTCAGTCCTTTCTTCAATGTGCTGGTAGCCATGAGTCTTAATGGCCTTCTCAATGGCCTGGTAGGCTCTTAGATGGGCTATCTTCCTTGGATACAGTTGAAAGATGGCCTTGGCTCTCTCAGTGCCGTCATGAGCTTCCTTTTGGCATCTGGCCAGCTCATCGATAATGGCGCTTCTCCAGATCTTCCTCCAGTTGGAATGCCACTTCTGTTCAGGCTGAGCGAGTCGCTCCCGGTAGATCCTCTTGATTATCTGATCAGCAATTTCGCCGTTGGTCATCGTTCAGCCTCTAATTGGAAAGTGACCTGGATGGACTTCATCCACTTGCCCCTCTTCCACTTAACCAGGAGACCTCTGTCCTGCATCCTCTTGAGCTTCTGATAGGCATAGTGTCTCTCGTTGTGCATAGCAGCGCCACAGAGCCTGATCACATCGTCCACAGTGACAAAGGCATGATAGGTGGCATGATGCAGGATGACTTCCTGATCTTTACTCAACATCACAGACGACCTCCTTTTCAGGTGGTTGAGGCTTGTCCTGGAGAGAACACTTCCCATTAGAGATCTTTTTTAGAGTCTCCACAGGATCGTTGAAATCAAGGACAACGTCAAAATGCTTGCCGTTATTATTGAACTGAAAGCAATAGCGCACAAGGAGACTTCCACAAGAATACCAATAACTTCCCATCTTGTAGTTTCCACAATGGGCTCTGATTTGGTGGAGAGTCTTCATGTTTTCCTCATAGGCGTTTGCTTGCATCCAGACTGAGTCTAGGGCTGACATAAACGCTATTGGGAGTCCTTTAGGCAGCTGCCTTAGGACGTTGATCTTGTTGTCTGCGTCCTTACGGACCTTTTCAATTAATTGTTTCTTGGTCATACTTTTGAGAATGCCACCTGGCCACTTTGGACCAGATGGACTTTGTTGAGATTTCTTTGAGTTACTAATTACAGAGCCTCGATAAAAGCTCTGGCCTTCTTAATCACTGTGGACATCGATCCTCTGGTGTCCAGCTTCCCATCGAAGTTGAATTCAATGTCCTGCTTCAACTCTGCCTTGTCATCATACTGACCGATCAGCCAGTAGGAATGAGCCTTCTCCATATCCATGAAGGCTGGGATCTTAGTGTCCGGATGATATTCCACTGGATACTCATTCCAGTCAGTTACTACTTCAACCTGCGCATTGAAGTCCAGCTCATCACCGTCCTCAGGCTCCACAGGATCTTCAGGCTCACCACCAATGGGAAGAAGAGTCTGCTCCCTGTTTCCTCCGATATAGAGCACAGCCTCATGAATCATCTCCTCAATCACGATGACAACGTTCTCAGGAGCTTCCCTGACAATTTCCTCACCCAAGGCTCCATCCTCGATGTAGAAATAAGTAGTCTTCTCCTTCTTCGCGTCCGAGGTCCTCAGATAGGACTTCATGAAGGTGATCTGAACCTCTCTGGTTCCGCGCTTACTGTATTTGATCTGTAGCTGCTTCATCTCAATAGATGGCCTCCAGCTCTCTGGCAGCTCCATCATCTCAATGGCTGCAGTTGCCAGTTGGTTCATCGCTTCCGTGAATGACTCCATGGGAGCCTCCGGACACTTGATTGCTTTGTCTTCATTGTGCATGGCTCCCTTGTCGGAATTCATATACTCAATGAAGTCTTTTTCTCTTCTGATTCTGAAGAGTCTCATACTTTTCCTTTCTCTTGGTTTGTTGATTCCACCAGTATGTCCATCATATCTGGCTTCAGTGTTCTTGGTTGTGCGCCACACCGGATGATCGCCGCTCTGGTCTCTGCCAACTCTCGACAGACGTTCCCTGGCTTCCGTCCCATGTGATTGAGGACCATGAAATGGCCATAAGCCTCCGTGGTCCGGATTAAAGCGGAGAGCTCAGCCATCAGACCAAGCTCCTTGCGTTGGAGGAGGACCAGGCGGCCATCACAGAGGATGCCTTTCATGCCACAATAGATTCCTGTAGTAAAACCTGCTAGCCACCAGAAAATGGCTGTTAATATTGCGATCAGTAAGGTGTTCATCCCGGCAGCTTGCAGGCCTGAGCAAGGTTGTAGGTTTCCCAGAGGTCAGCTGTCAGGTGATCAATGGCCTGAGTCTGCAGAGTCTCATCATCACTCATCAGACATTTGTGGAAGTCAGCTCCGGAGCATTCGGTATCCCTGAAAGAACTCACCACTCCAAAAACATCGGCCAGGGTGGAAAGCTTCGCATTGGGAAATAGAGAATCCTTGTTCCAGGATCCACACCAGCAAGTGATCTCCCTGTAGACATCCTGGACCTTAGCCTTCAGCATCCTCATGTCAGATGGAATCCGGTCAAGGATCGGCAGACCAAGGATCCTGGCTCTGGTCAGAATGAATGGTAGGTCAAAGTCATGGAAACAGTATCCACTGATTGTCGCGCTCCAGACATCCTTCTGACAAAGATGCTTCAGGAAGTCTGTGATCACTCGTTCCTCATAGGCTGGCAGACGGGCAAGATCCAGATAGACCTTTGGCTCCTTGCCTTCTCGTGGAGTCAGGTAGCCAATCGCCAGCACTCGTCCGGTCAAAGGTGACAGAGCTGCTCGCTCCAGGAATTTGGCCAAGGCCTCCTTCCGGTGTGCTTCGATTTTCTCCTCATCCTTGAAATTCTTTGGCGGATGATGCTCGAAGAGATTGATGGCGTTGCCTAGTGACATAGTTTCAATATCACAGTATTTTAGCTGTGGCTGTTTGGCTGTGGATCCGGACGCTGATGCCTGGTCCATTGTTTTTGCTTCTTGGGTTTCCATTATTTTATTGGGTTATTTGGTTATTAAAAAGGTACGTCCTCTTCCTCCATTTCGTCAATTTCTTCCATCTGCTTCTTCGCCTCTGCCGCCTGCTCCTTCTTCTGCTCCTGGTAGCTAGGTCCAGGATCGTCTGGAGGTGGCTCAGGCTCGTCCTGGCGCACAGGTGGAGGCTCTTGCTTATGTGAGGGCATGTCAGCCAGCCTGGGAGCCTTGTGAGTGGCCAGACCATTTTCTTTCCCAGTCATCCAAAGTGAAGTCAGACACTGTTGGAGTTGGCCTTCAGTGAATTTGACCTCAGCCTTCTCCTGGATCAGCATAGCATAGTCCCAGCAATGCAGATAGAATAGGCTCATCATCCTCATCATGGTGTGGAAGGCCACGCCATCCTCTTTCTGGCCGGATACTGGACTCATGTTGCCAGGAAGTGGATCCTGTTTGCTTCCACCTGGAGGTGAACCTCCCTGGATCCTGTCGATCTTGACTCCCTGGTAGACGCTCAGCTGCAATTTACCATTGTAGGAGTCCTTTTTGATTCCCTTGCCATAAACTTGGACATCGCAGAAATCACAATTCTGTCCAGCCTTATTGAAGAAAGTAACTTGACCCTCTCCAGTATCATCGGAGATGGCACCATACCAGAAAGGACCTTTCCCGGTTCCAGGTTTTTCAGTTAGCTTCTTCACGCTGAATTCTAGGACCTCATCCTTGTCGACGTACTCGCCATCGGCCAGCTGCTTTAGATCATTAATTGTCATTGTCTGCCTCCTTCTCTTTTCTCCAGGCTTCCAGACCTTTGTGATAATTCATATACGACCAGACCAGGAAGTCCAACACCTTGCCAATGGACATGCCATTGTTGTTGGACATCATGGTGATCCAGTTCAGGGTGGGTGGCTCCACGGTGGGACCTCCAGCCAGCCTGACTCGTTTTTTATCCTCTGGCAGGGGTGGCCTGCCTCCTTTTTTGTCTGTCATATTAATCCTTGGTTTGTGATTCTTTCATTTCTTCAAAATTGGCACATTTCTTTGTTTTCCAAGTTGGGTCGAAAAGCATTGGATAATAAAACCACCCCTTCATTACTCCGTGAGAACTTCCTGTCATGTCAGGGTCAGGCTTATTGCACCTAATATGGCAATTGCCTGCGACTTCTCTCTTGTGGATGCATGAATAGCACTCACTTCTTATTACGTCTGATTCTGTCATATTCTTCTTTGGTTACGTCATTGGATGGATCCATTCCTAGGATCCTTGAAAGTTTGGCCAGATCTAATTCTGGCTCCTCAAAAAGAGACCAGGCCTCTTCGACCTGCTCTCGTTCATAGACCCGGATGGCATCCATGGTGTGATCATTCCAGTCAGAGTAGCTCATGGATCCCCCTTGGATAATATTTCGGATCCGGTGGCTCAAAATACTGCATGGACCACTTGATTCCAAAGATCTCAATCATCCGGGCTCTGGGATCCATGGCAGTGATCTTGACCAGGACATCCTTATCATAGGTGAAGCCACCCACACAATGAGCATGACCCCATCCGAAGCTGAAGTATAAGGTCTTCATCAACAGAGGCACCTTCTCAGCCTGCTCATCCTTCTCAGTCCACTTCCGGACTGCCACCAGGTTATTCATGTCATAGCCATCCTGGACCTGCTTCATGGTGGCCTTGCCATAGTCCATCTCATAGGAGATGACCTCTTCGGTGGGCCAGGTGAACAGCCAGCCGATCTGGTGGAAGGCTCTGCCTCTTCCGTTGCCGAGCTTAGGCATCGTTCATCTCCTCTCCTTCATTCCAGGCTGAGCCATGATAATTCAAGAACTCACACAGAGCCTTACTAGTGGTAGGAACCTTCAGAGCGATAGTTCTGATTTCACTGTCCTGGTCCGGATCCCACTCAATCTTCAGATGAGATCTGGCGTCGTTGGCTCCAACAAAACTGGTGGTCCAGATGGCCACTCTGTGATGATCGATATTCTCATAACTTGTCTTGTAAAGCCTCATGGTGCCACCTCCAGGTCTTGCTCCATCATCCATATGACATCCTGCTCGACGGCTCGGATAATAAAGTCATTGGTGTCCACCATGTCCTTTATGGATTTGAGCCTCTGATAAGTATCGTGGTTCAGCCAAGCTACACAGAGCAGCAATAACAGTGTTACCAACTGGACGACTACCGTGATCTTATATCGCGTTCGCTCGTTCATGGCCCCACCTCCTTCCTCATCCATTCCAGGACCGTCTTCCACTCACCAGTCTTGAGCATATTCTCTAGGTTGGTAGCTGGAGTAACATCTCCAGGGCCATTGCCACTGAGCTGGAGATCCAGGTCAGCCTCATCATTGCTGATGGTCACACTGACAATGCCATTGCCAAGGATCTCAGCCTCAAACCTGCAGCCTGAGGAGACCATCTCTTCATAGGCCTCATAGACAGATTCAGGGAGAGGCACTGTCATTGGCCTTTGTCTGCCACCTGGAAGGAGGAACTGCATAACATCCGCTGTGAAAGTGCTCATGATGAGACCTCCTCTTCCACTGGCTGCAGGATGGCAGGCTCGATCTCCAAGGCAACGCCCTGCTCATCCAGCTGGATGCTTTTGACCATATATCTAATAGAAACATTGGGTCCTCCAGTGATGATCAGTCGTGGCATGAGCACTTTGTGCCCAGCGAGATCAATGGTGGCCTTGAGGTTTTCATAGGCCAGATTTTCAGTTGGAGCCACCATGGCCTCGAACTCTTTGTCTTTTGATGTGACTGTGTTCATGCTGAATCCTCCTTGGCCTTGGCGATGGCATGAACTATCTCATCCCAAGCGTTGTTTGAAAATCGCCTAATGTCGTTTGCGTAGAATCTTTCAAGATTCTCCAATGCTTTCAGTAGCTCAGGTGCGGCGGCTATTAGGCGTGCGTTGGACACTCTTGACCTGTCCGTTACATTGTCGCAAATCTGTGTGACCGCAATTGGAGTAGCCAAACCATTTCGCGATGGACCATAAATGGTTGCGTTGTTAGTGGACCAGGGTCCGTCAGTGTGAGTGGTTTTGTGAACTGTATTCATATTGGTTTATACTTTAGGTTTTCCCTGATGAGAACACAGGGAGAGAAAGAGGATTAAGCATAGTCGAGCTCTTGGAGCTTGTTACAAATAATAGTGTCTCGACGGTAAAGCTTTTCCCGTTGAGTGATCAAAGCCTGTCGGTCTTTAAAGTCTTCCTGATCGAATGACAGTTCCTGGTTTACATCTCGGATGTCACACTGAACTTCATTCATTTCTTCTTCGAGCTTTTCGATTCTTTGGTCAATGGTCATAACAATGTTTACTTTAGGTTTACCTCGATGAGATCACGAGGTGAGAATAGTAAATAGGAGCAGGTATCTAATAAGATGCAAGCACTAAACCAAACATTTTTCTCTTGTGTTGAAAAACCAGCTCACTGAGGATCCTGGCCTCGATTGAGAAGGTTATACTTTAGGAAAGTCCTGGTGGAGTGAGATCCCACCAGGCATCTTCTCTCTCATTTTGATTTGACATCGGCTCCTCGGAGAACATCGTCGTGAGCAATTCCACGAGTGTGCTTCGAAGGAAAAACCAATTTACGGTGGATGGGAAACCACTACCATTTTGAGACCCGACAGAGCACACCTGCCGGGTTTCTTTATGTCCGGGTGGAGTTCCGGATCCATCCGTAGCTTCCGGCCAAAAGGCTCCTATGGCTTACAGTAGGCGGGATGTGGAGGAAACGAACCATCCTGTTGGAGGCGAGCCGGATCAAAGTCTCCAGGAGGTTACTCCTTGGCTTGCATTAGTTTTTCTAATGGAGGGTAGGGAGGTTGTGAAAAGTTACGTATGAATATTTTTAAAAGTCAGAAATAATGATTGAAGAAACCAGAACCCCAGACCAACTCCTCCTGGACCTGACTGCCGAGGTAGAGTCTCAGCTCAACGGCCTGCCTATTGACGATATTGCGGTAAGTGCCAGAGTTGCACCCGAATACAATTATGACCTGGTACCACATTGCGGCTGTGTCATCAAAGGAGATTTGTATCATTGGAACCACGACTCATCTGTCAGAGTTTTCGACGATAAAGAATTTGCTGAGCAGATCCCTGCCTATGCCAAATCCATCAGGCAGGCTGTTCTCAGGATCTTGGAGGAGCTGGGGATCAAAGTATAACCCAAACCATTGACACAAAACCAACCCCACCCGTAAAGTACTGAACATGGTAGCAATTCTGAAGCTCAAGGGCCACACGCTCACCTTCTCCGAATCTGACAAACTGGAATCTTTCGCCACCTGGCACATGACTCCCGGCGATGAGCACGAGCACACAGAACTGAATCAATCGCAGGCCATCAAGTTGAACAAGAACATCCTGGATAAGCGAGTGGCCCTCATCCAGACAGCCGTCAGGTCCCACCTGGGACATCTGCCATCGAACAAGAAGGTGGAGCGATACATGAACATCATTGATGACGACAAGCTCAAGGTGAAGTGGCTCTACTGGAGGAAAACTTGCCTGGCCGTTTACACGATGCCAGTTTCCAGGATCGAGAATAAAAGATACTACCTGACCTGGTGGTGGAAGGCGGTGACCCAGTGAAACAAACTGAACTTGGAGAAGCTCATTCAAGAAGTATTAGAGGAACAGAATTTAAGGGTTGGATAGTATCGACTGTCCTTCTATGCAATGGATCAGGATTTGAGACATTAGTTTTCAATCCAAAGGGACAAGAAGAGAGAGAATTATTCACCTCAGATTTGGAAGAATCCAAACAGCAACACAACAGGGCAGTGGAAAATCTCATAGAACAATTATCATGAAAAGATCAACATTCATAAAGGGCCTGGTGGTCCTGCCAGCTGTGTCTCCGTTCATCACCAAAGCTCTGGAGGACTCACCCAATGAGCCTCCTCGAATGACGGCCACAAAAATCATCGAGAATGAAAAACAATGGTTCAGCCTTCAACCTACCTGCCAGATGGACCTGGTGGCTGAGCAATGGCTACAACAGGTAGAATCCAGGATCCACAAACAACTCAAGTCATGAGCTTCTCAGATCAGGAAAAGAAACTCATGGCAGCCGGTAACATCCTGGACAAGCTGCCACTGCCAACAAGAGACAGGTATGCCATCATTGGGGACCAGGTCTACTTTTTGGCAAATCCATCCACTCCACCAGTCACTCAATCACTGGAAGACTGGAATGAGCACAAGGACAACTGGAAAGAGGTAAAGCTATGAACCTATCACGCAGAGGCTTCCTGGCCTGCATCCCATTTCTACCAGCTGCCATCAAAGCAGCCACCACTGCTCCAGTCAGTAAACCTGTCGTCCTACAATGGGCAGGAGCTATACCGTCCACATCCGGGCTCACCATGGAGAAAATCATGAAGGCCAAGGCCATCTTTGAAAAAGCTGCCATCAATGGTCCCAGATACGTGTTGGTTTCAAAGGAGCAATTTGATGACCTACAGGATTCACCTGAAGATTGGATGACGAAAGAAGACTGGGTATCTGAAGAAATATCCAACCAAAAAGGGAAGATCCTTAAGGAGGAGACCACTCTCCTCATCGCCGGAGAGACCATCACCCATGATATGCATGACATTTTTCTGGACACTGCCTGCTATGGCCGGAGCAACCACATTAACCTCAATGACATGGAGCTGGTGGACTCAGCGTATTGGGAGGGAAGAGTGTGCTCATTTGAACCAGCCAAAGGGAATGTCATCAAATGCAGTGAGATGCTGCAGCCCAATTTCGAAACCATAAAGATCGGAAATGGATAAGGCCGACCAACTCAGAGCCAAACTGAATGCCAGGCAAATACGCTTTGCTCACGGGATCGCAGATGGAATGAAAGGAGCGGCTGCCTACAGGATGGCATATCCAGGCAAACAGAAGTATCCAGAAAGGCAGGGAAGTTTACTTCAAAAGAAAATAGAGGTAAGGCGATATATCGACTTTCTACTGACTGCAGATGCCTCAGAAACCATTGCCAACAGGCACAGAAAGCGCCAGGAGCTGTACAGAATCATGACTGCCTCAGAGAGAGACACTGACCGGATCCAGGCGATTAAGGCTGACAATGACATGACCGGTGACAACAAACCTATCCGCATCGAAGGAGAGATCACGCTGAACGGTATCCTCCAGGGACTGAAGCCAACCACAGGCCTTCCTGAATGAATTTCTGACTGCCGGGCCAGCTGCCTGGTATAACCAATAACCCAATGATAAGATGAATAATAAAAAACCAGTCATAGTGGCTATAAAAGAAATGAGTGCAGGCAATGAGGCTGTAGGTGAAATGTGGAAGGACACAGCGATCTTCAGTATGGACACTGCAATCAGTGAGATAGTGGAATGGGCTGCAGGTAACAGTCACCACAGGCCTCTTAAAAAACAACTGACAATAACAGTAGCAGATCCAAAACGAGAATCACTATGAGCGAGCAAGAATCACTATTACGAAAGCACTACGGGATCCACCTGGTTCCGGGTGAGAATCTGAAAGACAATAAAGGAGCCAGGAACTTGCTGTGTGTTATGGAGGACTTCTTAGGAGAGGCCATGCAGAAGCACATGATCAACCTCCTGGCGCTGGAGCAACCAACCAACCAACCCAACGAGATCCAGGTGGTGGCAGACGACACGCTGAAGAAGTATGCGCCGGCCAAGAATCTCTGGATCAACAAGAAGGTGGGATGCATCGAGATCGGCACCGAGGTCATGCTCAAGGACAAGGAGGCCTCTGTGATCGATGGGAAAACCAGGTATCTGAAGAAGTCCAAGGGTCAGAAGTTTACCTGCTCCACCGAGATGGCCCGGACCCTTGGCAGCCACCTGATCAGGCTGGCTGATGAACTGGAAGGAGGCAGGTGATGGACGAGCAATTTACTTTAAATGTCGCATTCGAGAAGATGAAGCATGGTGGCTTCAAGATCACCGGAACCCTCAAGGAGAGACAATTTAATCGGAACTACACCATGCCAATGGAGTTCGGCTATGAGACCTCACATGAGGCCTGGAAGTCATTCACCGAATCCTGGACCAAAGCTCTGCAGGATGCACTCAACGGAAACTTCAGTATGTTCAACCAAGGAGGTGGATCATGAAGACACCTAAACAGATCTGGGAAGAGAAATTCGACAACCCTATACGCACTCAAATGCCTATTGGTAAGATGCTTGATCAGCTCCAGGAGGTGACTGACACCTACCTGAGGCAGTTCGAGCCTAACTCAGTGATAAGTAAGAACCGTGACCTGGAGGATCAGCTGCAGGATCAATATGGAAACGTCACCCATCTTCAGGGAAGGCTCAAAGACCTGACCGTGGAGAGAGACAGTCTACTGACAACCTTGGAGAATACTCAGAGACAGAACACTGCTCTCGGGGCTGGCATCGTGATCCAGGAGAAGGATGACAGGATCAATGAGCTTGCTGACCGGATCCTGTCTCAGGCTGTGACCATCCATGATACTTCTGCTAAGCTGGAGACACAGATGAAGATCACCAGGGAGCAAGGCAAGCTGATCAAGCGCCTGGAAGAGACCATTAAGGCTCAGGATTCGAACAAATTAAGGTATGATGAAGAATGGAATAAACGAGAGGCTGAGATGGGAGAACTCAGGCTTAAGATCGATCAACACAGGCCTTTCAAGTTCATCTCCCAGATGCACAATGGCAAGACCGCCATCCTCCTGGATGACATCCTGGAGTATCTAGGGAAAGGAGAGCAGCCATGAACGAGTCCTTTCGCATCGAAGAGCTGAACACCCAGGTGAAATCCTTGGAGGAGCAGAAGGAGAGCTGGTGTTTTGTAAATGCCGGACAATCCATCAAAATCAAGGCTCTGGAGAAGGTGGCCACTGAGCTCCAGACAGACCTGATCAAGAAGAACCTGGTCCTTCAAGGAATACCTCAGGCCAACAGGCGGATATGGGATAGGATAATAAGAACAGCTAAGAAAATCCGGCCAGATGGCATCATTGATATAGATTCACTGATCCATATCATACAAAATGATCACCTGGATCCAAGGAAGGAGGACATGCCATGATGGACGGACGCGACAAGGCAGAGCTGATGACTCTGCAGCGACTATCCAACCAGGGAGACCTGACCAACAGAGCTCACAGGCTCAGGCTCACAGAGCTCAAGGAGCAGGCCTTAGGAGCTGGGATCAGCTGGGATCCTGGAGCTGACTTCATGAAGGCACTCACCGTCTACATTGGCCACTTAGTCGATGAGAACCTGAAGGCCAAGCTGGAAGGTATCCAGTCAGAGCAACTGGACGAACTTCAGCGAAAAGTGAAGTGGCTCACAGACAATCACTACAGTGCCGGACCAGGCCAAGAAGGATGACCAAGCCAAAACTCGAAGAAGGCCAGGATCCCTCGATCCTCATCAGTGACAAGCTCCAGTCTGTCAGATGGAGGCTCAATAACCTGTACTGGATCCAGGACATACATGGGATCAAGATCAAGTTCCGCATGAATGTGGTCCAGGAGGCCTTCTTCAAACTCATCTGGTGGCTCAACGATGTTCTGAAGAGCAGGCAGCATGGTATCAGCACGTTCACTGGCCTCCTCCAGCTGGACCAGTGCTTATTCAACCGGGACCAGACAGCCGGAATCGTTGATAAAACAGACAAGGATGCCACCAAGAAGCTGGACAAGATAAAGTTTGCCTATGATCACCTGGATGACACTGACAATCCTGGCGAAGGCCATGTGGATACCAGCAAGCTTGGAGCTGCCATCAAGGAAGCCGTGGTGGAGATCAAGAGGAATGATCATGAGTTCAACTGGACCAACGGCTCAAAGATCTGGACTGGCACCTCTCTTCGTGGTGGCACCTGTCAGTTTCTCCACATCACCGAGCTTGGAGCCATCGCAGCCAACTACCCGGCCAGAGCAGAAGAGATCCGAGCCGGAGCCTTCAATACCGTTCACGTAGGATGCAAGATCGTCATCGAGTCCACTCATGAAGGTGGCCAGGCTGGCCTCAACTATGAGATGATTGACTTGGCCATGACCAGCCCACCCAGAGAGCATATGAGCAAGATGGACTGGCAATTCCATTTCTTTGCCTGGTGGCAGGATCCAAAGAACAGCCTGCAGCTGACCAGGCAAGGCCTCATGTTGTCCGATGAGGAAAAAGTCTACTTCCTGGAATTGGAGAGGGAGCAGGACATTCCACTGGCTCCGGAGCAGAAGCACTGGTATCAGAAGAAGAAGGCGACTCAGAAGGATGCCATGTTCAAAGAGCATCCGAGCACAGCTGAAGAGGCACTGAATGCCGCAGTAAAAGGAGCAATCTATGGCAAACAACTTACAGCACTCAAGAAAGCCAACCGAGTCAGAGACTTTGCTCATGACACACAAGCTCCACTCTACACCTTCTGGGACCTTGGAAAGACTGACTTCACATCCATCTGGCTCATCCAATTCACCGGGATGGAATACACGATCCTCAACTACTTTTCCTGGAATGGTGAGGAAGCCAGGTTCTATGCAGCCAAGATTAATGAGTGGGAAAATGAGTATGGCTTTATATCCGGTCACTACCTGCCACATGACGCCAAGAACAATTCTGGACCTGGCCTCACCTGGCTGCAGGCCTACCAGGAGGCTGGTCTCAAGAATCTGGTGGTTGTGCCTGTCACTCCTGACCAGTGGATTGGCATCCGTCATCTCCGTGGCCTGCTCCCTCGTTGCTGGATTCATAAGACCAACTGCTCCAAGAAGTGGAAGATCGAGGATGGAGTCATCATTCCATCAGGCCTGGCAGTGCTTCAAGGATACCGGACCCGGATTCAGGAGACAGGTGGCAGAATCGATGAGATGCCAGTCCATGATGAATGCTCACATGGAGCGGACGCTCTCAGAACATTTGCAGAAGCTCACCAGAGAGGCATGCTCAAAGGACACACACCACTGGAGAGAGAGATGAACATCCAGAAGAGGACCAGGGTGATCACCGGAGTCCATGGGAATACCGATGACCGGAGCTTTAGGAGAACCAGGAAACCACGGGTATTGAGGTGACCAGAGATTATTTCGATGACTTCATTGAAGCCTGTCAAAAGGAAGGTGTTGGTTACCTAGTCTTTATGGTCTCATCTGATGGGGAAACCGTAAGAGGCACCTGGGATCTGAGCATGATGGAAATCGATACAGACAAGTCCTATAAGGATGATCTTACTCAGATGTTTGAGGCCATGGGTTTGTTCGATGAGACTGAAGGAGATCAGACATGATCATTGAACCAGTAAGCGACGCCCTTCATTCAGCCATGCTCCTGGGCCTCATCGAAAAATCAGGCCACAGCCTGCCATCAGTCACCCACCATCTGAAGATGGACGACGGCTATGTAACTGGAGCTTTCTGCGACGAGTTCATGCCAGTGCTCTTCCTCTGGCTGGATCCGGACAGGTGGAATCCACTGGCTGCCTTCCGTGCCTGGAAGCTGATCCAGTTACACTACAAGACCAGGGGCTGCGAGAAAATGATCATTGCCATCCAGCCTGACTCACCCTTTTACTATTGGGCCAAGAAAGCAGGGATGCCGACACTCGGTGACTACCAGCTCCTGTCTCATCAACTGAAATAAACCCATCTTATCATGTGCGGACCATCAGGCGGCAGCCAAAAGAAAGAAGAACCACCGAAACCAATACCACCAGTCAAGGAGTCATCGGCTCTGGTGACTAATGTGAAGCGCAACACGGCCATCGCCAACGCCAAGAGGAAAGGCCAGGCAGCAACCATCCTGGCTGGTGAGACCGGTGGAGCTGAGACCCGGCAGAAAACTTTACTCGGAGGAGGCTGATCATGGCTGCTCCAACATCACTCGCTCAAGAGACAATCGATCTTGAGGCCTTCCTGACTGCGGAACGCGCAACTTGGGACACACTCTGGCAGGACATCAGTCGATATGTCATGCCCTCCAAGTCAGACATCCTGGAGGAAAAGACTCCGGACATCCTTGGCTGGACTCAGAACATCCATGACATCACAGCCAATCAGGCCAATATGAAACTGGCAGCTGGCTCATTTGACTTCCTGGTCAGCGGCAAGTGGTTTACCTATGAGGCTCCAGAAGAGCACCGGGAACAGATCGGCAAGGATGGTCGAGCCTGGTATCGAAAGTGCGGCGAGATCTCCATCCGGGAGCTGAACAAATCTAACTGGGACCTTGAGATCCATGAGTGCTTTCTCGACAGAGGTGGCTTCGGGACCGGCGCTCTCATGACTGAAGAAAACAAGCGAAGGACTGGCTTGAGGTTCACATCCCAAACAGTTGGAACCTACTCGATTCAGGAAGATGATGAGAAGGCTGTGGATACATTTGTGAAGACCACAGAAATGACGGCTCGCAACATCGTCAAAAAGTATGGCATCGAGAATGTCGGAAAGACTGTTCGCGAAGCTTTCAATAAAGGTGGCAAGGATCTGAATCGGAAATTTCCAGTGATTCACCGGATCACTCCACGATCTGATGTGATGGCCGGACCTAAGCGAGCAGACCAGAAGCCATGGGCCTCAGTCCACATCGATAAGCAGAACAAGAAGATTTTGAGAAACTCCGGATTTGATGAGAATCCTGTGGCTGTGACCAGGTTCATGAGGTGGGGAAAACATGAATACGGCTACTGCCCATCCATCCTGGCCATGCCAATCACTAGGTCACTCAACCTCCTGGAGAAGTATATGGACGCTCTGGCCGAGCTCGCAGCATTTCCCAGATTTCTGATCCCGTCCAACCTGGAAGGGAATGTAGATCTCCGGAGTGCTGGTGTGACCATCTTTGATCCGAACAACCCTGCGGCCATACCTAAGGAATGGGCGACTGCTGGACGGTATGACATCGGCAAGGACAGAGCTGAAGTGATGAGAGAATTTATCAATGAAGCCTACCATGTGAAACTCTTCGAGGCTCTAGCTAATGTGACGAGGCAGATGACTGCCACTGAAGTGCTTGAACGCAGAGAAGAGAAGCTGATCAATTTCAGTCCAACCTTTGCCCGGCTCCGACATGAGATATTTAATCCAGTGCTCTTCCGGGTATTCAATATCCTGTTGAGACAAGGGAAGTTTCCCAAGGCACCTGAGTCCGTTATTGGGATCCTCCCAGATGGATCTCAGCATGTTATCGCTCCACAAGTGAACCTGACTTCAAAGCTGGCTCTGGCCATGAAAGCTCTGGAGAATAAGAACTTCCTCGAATTCCTGCAGATGGCAGAGCTTCTCTTTGCCTTCCAGCCTGCCGCAGTGGACTGGATCAGTGAGGAAGCCATCGTCAAACTGGCTGAGAATGCTGGAGTGGCAGAGGACTTCATGAACAATGAAGACCAGGTGAAGACCATCAGAGAGATCCGAGCCACTAAGGAGCAGGCAGCTGCTCAGCTCGAGGCTCTCAAGGGCCAGGCCAAGGCTGCAGCTGACGCATCGAAGGCAGATCCGGCGCTCCTCCAGGGTGCTGCTTAATCATGAAAGACGGACAAATAAGGGTGTTGCGAAGATACCGAAAGCTGAGTTTATATAAAACTAGGGTATGCAAAATAACCCAGAAGTGGGATGCAGAGCTTGAAGCATGGACTGCAATTGACGAAGTTTACAGTACAAGAATTGACTGCAAAAACGAGCCGCTTGCGGCGGCGTAATTAACCCAACCCCAATAATTATGACAACAGAAAAAACCATAGATCTACCAGATCCGATCAAGCCATTCCATCCTCCAAAAGGTTCGTTCCAATGGGAACTGGACAGACTTATCAACTCTCATTCAATAGAGAATGGGAGCGATACGCCAGACTTCATCCTTGCTGAATACTTGCGCCAATGCCTAGACACTTTCGACATGGCAACTCGCAGGAGACAAGAGTGGTATGAGTAAAGAACAAGAGGAAGCGCAGGCTCCTTCCATCAAACTAACAAGAGCCTTCAAAAAACAATTAGGAACCAACGCCAACCGAACAGTAGCTCAGAAGATCCTCTGGGACGAACTCCGGAGGCTGGCCAGGATGGAGCTCCCATCCTTTGTGGCCAATCATGACACTCTGATGGATCCAGCATCCGGACAGATGAAAAACATTATCACCTATGATCCACTGAAGGCGGCGCTGACCGATGGCATGAAAATGCTCTTCTGTCAGATGAATGAGTACTGCGAATTTAAAGAGAATAAAACACCCAATAAACCCAAAGTTAAGAAGTAAGGAGTTAAATTATGCCACAACCACCCAGAGACCTAGTCGTCTACAATGTGGACCAAGATGCTGGAGTAATAACCAGGACTGATCATGGAACCACAGAAGAGATGGCCGACTACAACGCAGAGACAGGAATTGTCTCCATCAGAGAAGGGAAGCTAAACTACAAGGTGGCCATCATTCGGCACCTGAATGACAAAGGCTGGAAGTATACAGGCCTGACCTCAGAAGCGATTGAAACCAATGAGAACATCCCAAAGAAGCCACGCTGGAATCCAAGGCTGGGAGATAAGACTCCTAAATATGTCCAATGGCTGGCCAGGTATAAGAAGGCAGAGTTTATTGCCTCATTTAACTGCAAGCAGCTGCAGCATTTGGTTGGTTACAATGAATGGGTGGCCAAGATCCGCAATGAAGACACTGGAGTCTGGGTGGATGTCCCTCAGAAGGAGCCAATCTATGAGAATCTGGACGGCATGGACTATGATGTGAACAAACTCATTTCGAAAGATCAAAGGATCATCGCTGACCGGAAATCTATCCTCACAGTTAAGTTGGCCGACAACGAAAACGATGAGATGTATGACTGGGATGCTGATGCCACAGTGGAAGATCGGCGTGAAGACGGTGGTGTAATTCCAACAGTGAGGATGATCAGAGGATGAAGTATTCAACCGATTGGAACAATTTTCGCCTCATGGAAGGCGATGACGGAGCTGGAGGCGGCTCCGGTGGCTCAGGCAGTGGTGAGGGTGGCTCCGGAGATGGAGAAGGCGGTTCAGGCACTACAACACTCCTCTCAGGTGGTGAGGGTGGCTCCGGTGGCTCTGACGATGGTTCTGGTGGCTCCGGTGGCTCTGACGATGGTTCTGGTGGCTCCGGAGATGGAGGTGGCCAGAGTGGCAACTTTCTGACTGGCCTTTATGATGAGCATGGGAATCTGAACAAAGACAATTTTGATAATCTTCCAGCTCACCTGGTAGGCCACAAGGAGACCTTTTGCAAGTATGATACCATGGAAGCCTTGCTTGGTGGGTTTAGTAACGCACTGAACGTGGCAGGGAAGAAAGGACTGCAACCACTTCCATCCGATGCTCCAAAGGAAGTCCTTGAGGAGCGATCTGCTCTGATGAAGACTCTCAACAGGACTCCGGATGAGCCCACTGGCTACAAGTTTGATAAACCGGATGACGTTGATGAGACCATCTGGAATGGCCTACAGGCTGAAAACTATGCCAAGATCCTTCATAAACACAATGCTTCACCGGAGCTGGCAGCTGAACTCTTTGCTGCTCAGATGGAACAGGCCAAGGCTGGACCTGGTGAAATCCAGGCTGCCATCGATGCTCAGATTGTTTCTGAAACCAAGGAGCTGAAGAAAGTCACAGGTGACAAATACAATGAGACCATTCTTCTGGCTGGTAGAGGAATTGAGATCATGGCCATTGATGGCTTCACAGTCAACTCACCAGAATTCAAGTCTCACAAAGTTGTTCTGATGGCAGCTGAGATTTCCAAGCTGTCCAAGGAGGACGATTTATCAGGCATGGGTGGAGGTGGAGGCTCTGGTGAAAATCCCAGAGAAGAAGCTCTCTCCATTGTCAGTGGCGAGCATTCACGATGGGGAAAAGCCTACAACGACGCTGAAGATCCAATGCATGAAGATGCCATTTCTGCTAAGCAAGCACTTGACAAAAAAGCCCGAAAGCTTGGACTCTTGAAAACGTAGGTTTACCGATTAATTGATTATTAGGAAGGAGGTCAGGGATGGCCTCCTTTTTTTTACCATTGACCAGGAGCGCCACCTGGCTTCAACTTCAGACCCATCACAGCCGGACCAGACACCTCTTCATGAGCCTGGTCCAGTGTAGGCGAGTAAGCCCGACATGGTCGGACACCTAAAAGCTGAATGAACTTCCCAGTTCTTCAGAGTTGGGATCCGACAAAAACCATTAAGTTTTTCAACCATGTCATTAACACAATTACCGGAGCATTTTCAAACTGACTTCGGAGACAATTGGACTCATCTGGTACAACAGAAAGAGTCCCGGCTGGAGGGAAAGACTATGCGGGTGACCGTGAATGGTAAGGAACGCACCTTCTCCCAATTAGGGAAATCCAAGATGCGCCTTATCACCACGCGAAACGGCAAGACTGTCCCATCAAACACTTCAATGGCAAAACGCTGGTTGCGTCCGAAAGGATATGACGAAGTCACTTACATCGACGAATTCGATGATGTGGCACTTGGCGAATTGCCCAAACCCGAATCTGAGCATGTCCAGAGTCACGCCATGGCTGCCAAGCGCACCATGGATGAGGTTCTTATCGCTGCGATGGAAGGCACTGCCTTTATCGGAGAGGACGGAACCACTCAAGTTGATGTCCCTGCCTCCCAAAAGGTAGCTGTCAACTATGTGAAATCTGGAGCTCCTGCCAATTCAGGCCTCACCTTGGCCAAGCTGCTTAAAACAAAGCAGATTTTGGATGCCAATGAGGTCGATATGGAGGGCAGATTCATTGTAGTTGCAGCTCAACAAATCTTTGACCTCTTGAATGATGTCGAGGAAGTGAAGAATGCTGACTACAATAGCGTCAGAGCTCTGGTTGATGGAACGCTTACCCGCTTCGGTGGATTTGATTTCGTCATCACTGAGCTGCTCACTCTGGACTCTAGCACAGATGTCCGGACTTGCATCGCATACCAACGCTCAGGCGTTGTCCTTGGAATCTCCAAGGAAAAGAAGGTTAAGATCTCCATCAGGGATGACCTTAACGAAACCATCCAAATTCGCACTGTCATGGGTCTGGGAGCCACTCGTCTTGAAGAAGAAAAAGTGGTCCTGGTCTATGCTGACGAATCACCCTAAGCAAAGCATTCTATGACTAATTCACAAGCACCTGAAAAGGCTTCTGTAGCCAAGAAGATTGCCAAGGATGCTCAGACAAAGGCCACTGCAGCTGATAAAGCTGATGAAGCCGTTGTCGAAGCTCAAGCCAACGCCACCAAGGCTAGGCTCAAGGCAGTTGAAAAGGCCGCACTGGTCATGGATGCCGAGTGGGACGCTGCTGAAGAGGCCGGAGTAATTCCTGCGGCACCTGAACAGAATCCTGCTATGGGCGATAAAACCCCAGAATTTGTGGCCTGGCTAAGTCGGTTTCATCCGAAAGCCTACGCTGGAAAATTCGCTAACTGGAAAGGAAAAGTATAATGGCTGGACCATATTACACCACCATTCAGGGTGAGACTGCTGGAGCTTTGACTTCAGCTGAAGCAAATCCTGAACTCGGCAATCGGATTATCCGTGGACTCCACACGCAAGGTGACGTTGTAGTGATTGAAAGACTCTACACGCTTCTTGCCACTGAGGTTGCCACTGAGATTATTCGGATCTGCCGAAACTATCCAGAAATGAGGCTCATTCCTCACCTGTCAGCTGTCATTGCTGAGAATCCAGGCACTGCTCTGGTGATCGACATTGGCGACACACTGGACCCAGATGGTTATGCCGATGGACTCGTCTTGAGTGCCGGAGGTACTGTCTTGTTCACTGCGAATGCAGGTGTGCGGAATCAGGATCCTGTCATCACCACAGATGATGGCACACAGGGAGACTGGATTGAAGCAACGATTGCAACAGCTACCACGCTGACTGCCGCTGCTGAGCTTAGATTCCTCATCTTCTTTGCTGCCAACAGCTAAACTCATCCCATTTATTTGGGATTTCATTGGGTTACTGCCCTGGAGGATGTCAGATTCCTCCAGGGTTTCCCCCATAAATCAGGAGACTCTCACACATGGCCGACAAGACGAAGATTGCCAACCGGATCCTGGCAAAAGTTGGATCCCGAAGAATCAACGATTTCAACGATCCAATCCTGACACAGGCCAGAAAGATCCGGGACGTGTGGGACCTCGCCTTTGAGGAACTCCTGGGAGAAGGCAACTGGACCAGTCACAGGGAGAGAACTAGCCTGACTCAGCTATTGGCCACCCCCGACCACAAGTGGGCTTTCCAATACCAGCTGCCTCCCAATTTTGTAGACATCTGTGAGCTGAATCAGCTCGATGTCATTGACCTTCAATACTCAGATGTTTTCGACATCGAAGGAGATAAGCTCCTGACCGATGTGGACACCGTTTCCATCTGCTTCATTCAACTCAGCACGGATGAGTCCAAACTGACTCCATCCATGGTTGGCGCTTTGGTTGACCTGGTGGCTTCAGAGTTGGCAATCTCCCTGAGACAGGATGAGGCTCTGTCACTGCAGCTCAGAGCTCACTACGACGATGTAAGCCTTCCTAAGGCACTGAGACTTTCCACTAAGCGGAAGAAAACCAAACAATGGGATCCAACAGCTGAATCCCGGCTGGTCAGAGCTCGAACGCGAGGACCTGCAGGATAATGGCTCGCGGAGTTACCAAGAAGAGTCTGCTCTCCATGAATGGTGGAGAATGGTCAGACCTGCTCAATTCCAGGATCGACTTGGACAAGTATGGAGCTGCCTGTCAGACACTCAGGAACCTGATTCCCACTCCCTATGGCCCGGCCAAGAGGCGGGTAGGAACTCAATTCATTGCTGGCACGAAATTCAACGCCAAAAAAAGCAGGCTGATTGACTTTCAATTTTCAACCACCACCACTTTCATCCTGGAAGTTGGCGATATTTATATGAGGTTCTTCAGTAATGGAGGCCAGGTCACAACATCTCTGACTGTGTCCACAGCTTCGTGGCTGGCTGGTACTGCCACCGTGACCACTGCTACTGTTCATAGATTGGCTCCTGGAGACTTCGTGACTGTGGCAGGGGTCACACCTGGTGGCTACAATGTCACTAATGCAGTGGTGACTGCCACACCGACCACCACCACTTTTGACTATGCCGTGGTATCTGATCCCGGTGCTTATTCAACTGGAGGCACCGTCACTGCTCCTTATGACCTCGTTTCACCTTACCTGGAGACAGAGGTCTTCCAGGTCCAGTGGACTCAGATCAATGATGTAACCTATTTGACCCATCCACTTCACCCGCCTCAGAAACTCTCCAGGATCGCCGATGACAACTGGACTCTGGCAGATGTGGAGTTCGACATCCCGCCGATGCTGAAGGAGAATGTCACAGCCACCACCCTGACCTTGGCAGCCACCACTGGAGCCGGAGTGAACATGACAAGCTCTGTGGCTCAATTCCAGGATCCTGCTCATATAGGATCCAAGTGGAGAGTCGGTCACCGCAGAGCAGCTGCCTCAGTGACCAGTCCTTTGTCAGGGACAGGAGCCACTTCAGGAATTCCAGTTATTGGCTCAGTCACTTACAAGACCTTTGGCACCTGGACGGCCACCACAGAAGTGGAAAGGCAGAATCCTCTGACCTCAGTATGGGAGTCAGTTGGGATCTTCACCTCTGCCGATGACAGCAACTATGACATCCTGATTGAAGAAGCGGATCCGGATGGAGCAAACTATAGAATCAATGTCACAGCCTGGACCAGTGAGACCAATGCCAGCGCAATCCTTACCACTCCTGATGTCATCATCTACAGCCTGGTGAAGATCGTTTCTGTGACCTCCACCACTATCGCAGTGGTTGACTTCATCCGTGATGGAATTGCCACCACAGCCAGCGACATCTGGCAGGAAGGAGCCTGGTCAGACTTCAGAGGCTTTCCCAAGACTTCCACACAATACCAGCTTCGGATGATCTATGCAGGATCCACCTTTGAACCTCAGACACTCTGGGGATCGGTCACTGATGATCTTGAGAACTTCCTTTACAGCTCTTTGGCCGATGCTGGCTTCAGATATACTCTTGGAGCAACTGAGAGGAATCAAATTGAGTGGATCGTTGCACAAAAAGACCTCCTTCTTGGAACCTCAGGAGGAGAATGGAGCTTCAAAGCCACTGATCTGGAAGGCGCTTTGACTTCAACCAATGGCTTTGCTCAGAGACACTCCAGTTATGGATCCAAGAATGTGTCTGGCCTCCTGGTCAACAACACAGTGCTCTTCCTCCAGCGCCAAGGCAAGAAGCTCAGGGAACTGGTCTACGACATCACTCAGGATAATTTCGTCGCGCCTGATCTCACTCAGTTGGCTGAGCACATCACCAGGACTGGGATGGTGGACATGGCATACCAGCAACAGGAGCAATCCATCCTGTGGGGTATTAATGGAACAGACCTCATTGGAATGACCTATGAGAGAGACCAGAATGTGATTGCCTGGCATCGCCATGACACCAGTGGAACTTTTGAAGCAGTCCAGACCATCTATGGATCCGGAGCAGATGAAGTCTGGTTTGTAGTCAATAGAATCATCGATGGTGTGACAGTCCGATACATCGAACGATTCAATCCAGTTATCTGGACTCAGAAGGAGGATGCTTTCTATGTGGATAGCGGACTTACTTATGATTCAACTCCCACCACAACCATTTCAGGCCTGGAGCATCTGAAAAATGCCACTGTCCTTGTATTGGCAGATGGATTCAAGGTGATTGACCTGGTTGTCAGTGCTGCAGGAGTGCTCACCCTCGCCAAAGCCGCGTCAGTGGTCCAGGTTGGTCTTCCTTACCTGTGGGAATACAGGCCAATGGACTTGGACATCGATGCTCAGGCTGGCAACACTCAGGCCGATGTGAAGAGGATCCGAGAAATCAACATCAAACTCTTCCAGACCTTGGGAGTTAGTGTGGCCAATGAGCTCAATGAGTCTCAAGAGATCCCATTCAGGGACATGACCGACGAC